GGGGCACCGGCCACTGCTATGACTCTAAGAACAGGAGAACCGGGAATTATAACGTGGAACGAAATCGTACCAGGAGCAACAATGGTTTGGACACCAATTAAACCTTACGGATAATATATGGCATCAACATTTTCAACAGATTTAGCATTAGAACTTGTAGCAACCGGTGAGAAAGCTGGTCTATGGGGAACTATTACAAATACTAATTTACAAATATTACAACAATCAGCAACAGGTGTAGTCGATGTAGCGATGACAGCTGGTACAGATAAAACTTTGCTTTTATCAGACGGTGCAACATCTGATGGTAAAAATATATATTTAAGATTAACAGGCACAATGACTGCAAATGTTAGTTTAATTATACCTGCATCAACAACTGGTGGTACAGCCACTAGAGTTTATATTGTTCAAGATGCAACAGATAGAACTACAGCTAACAAATATACATTAAGTATTAAAACGGCTGGATCTTCAAATCCAATTGCTGTTCCTGTTGGTGCAACTATGTTAATTCATTCTAATGGCACAGACGCAAGATTAGATATTTTACAAAAAGGTAACTTTGCAATTACATCTAGTTCTATTACTGCGTACACTGCAGTGGCTGGTGATAATTTATTAATAGATACACAAGCAGCAGAAGTTACAATTACACTACCAGCGTCACCTGCTATGGGTGATGAAGTTAGTATTATGGATGTATCTCCAAGTGGAGGTTTTGCTACTAACAAAGTAACAGTAAACAGAAACAGTCAACCTATAAGAGGTGCTGCATCTAATTTAGAATTAGTCACTAATAATCAATCGATTAAGTTAAGATACACAAACGCAACCAAAGGTTGGCAATACGTATACAACGTAACATCATAGGAGTAAAAAATGCCGCTTACGAAAATTAAGTTTGCTCCTGGAATAGATAAACAAGATACTTCAGTAGGAGCAGAGGGTCGTTGGGTAGACTCAGACAATGTTAGATTTAGATATGGTCTGCCAGAAAAAGTTGGTGGTTGGCAGTCTCTTTTAACAGATACAATCGTGGGTGTAGCAAGAAAACAACACGCGTTTGTTGATACAGATGGCAACAGATATGTAGCTATTGGTACAGATAAATTTTTACTTTTATATTTTGAAGGTCAACTATTTGATATAACACCTCTTGCAACTGCAATTACAGGTGCAACTTTTACTTTTAATGGAACAACAACTGTAACTTTAACAACATCAACAGATCACGGAATTAATGTTGGAGATATAATTAGATTAAGTTCTACAACTTTACCTGGTAGTACAACCGGTGTGACCACAGCAACTTTTGATAATATAAACTTTCAAGTATTGTCAGTGCCATCTTCTACAACTTTAACTATTCAAGCGGCTACTGCAGGTTCAGCATCTAGTGGTGGATCTGTAACTATCACTCCATATGAAGTGATTGGTCCAGCAGCGCAATCTTACGGTTATGGTTTTGGTATTGGAAACTATGGCGGAACAATTACTGGTGTTTCACAAACAACTTTAAACGGAGCATTACTAGCAGACACTGCTGGTACTGGTGGATCGGGGACCGCGGTTACTGTAGTCTCTACAACTGGTTTTCCTAGCGCAGGAACAATTTTAGTAGACAGCGAATTAATTACGTACACATCAAAAAGTTCTACACAATTTTTAGGTATTACTAGAGGGACAAACGGAACAGCAACTGCTGGTACATCAAACGGACAAGCACATAGTGATGGTTCTGTAACTCAAAATGCAACTGACTTTACAGGATTTGGTAGTGCAGTGCAGGCATCAACAGTAACTCTTGAGCCAGGACTTTGGTCATTAAGTAATTTTGGTGAAGTATTAGTTGCAACGATTGCAAATGGTAAAACATTTACTTGGAATGCAGGAGCTGCAAATCCAACAGGTAACAGAGCAGCGACAAACACATCAGGTTTTGAAACAACAAATAATCCAACAGCAACCAGAGTTACATTAATATCACCAACAACACGTCACTTAATTCATTTTGGTACAGAATTAACGATAGGTACTCCATCAACACAAGATGATATGCTCATAAGATTCTCTGTTGATGAGGACATAAATAACTATACACCGGAGGCAACAAATACAGCAGGTACACAAAGACTACAAGATGGCACCAAAATTATGGGTGCGTTAGTCGCAAAAGAAAATATTCTAGTATGGACAGACAATGCATTGTATGCCATGAAATTTGTAGGTGCACCATTTACATTTGGATTTGAACAAGTTGGTACAAACTGTGGATTGATTGGTAAAAATGCAGCAATCGAAATCGATGGTGTTGCATATTGGATGGGTAACAATGGGTTCTTTTCTTTTGATGGTACAGTTAATACATTGCCTTGTTCTGTTGAAGATTATGTTTACGATGATATTGATACAACAAAAGGACAACAAGTTTGTGCAGGTATAAACAATCTATTTACAGAAGTTATTTGGTGGTATCCTACAGCTAACTCTACATTTAATGATAGATATGTAGTTTATAACTATGGACAAGATAATGCTAATTTACCAATGGGTAATTGGTACACTGGCACAAATACAAATTCTATTAGAACAACTTGGATTGATTCACTTGTATATCCAAAACCATATGCAACAGCTTTTAATAGTTCTAACACAGGAACATTTCCGGTCATTCAGGGAGAAACTGGTTTAGGCCAAACTGTATTTTTTGAACACGAAATTGGAACAGATCAGATTAATCCTGATGGTAGTACAACAGCTCTAACATCTTTTGTTGAGTCTTTTAGTTTTTCTTTACAAAAAGATCAAAGTGAGGTGTTTTTAGCTATGCGTAGATTTTTGCCTAATTTTAAAGTATTGACTGGTAACAATCAAATTACTTTATCTGTAAAAGATTTTCCAGCTGATGATAGCACAGCTACAAACTTAAGTCCTTTTACAATAACATCTAGCACAACTAAAGTTGACACTAGAGCTAGAGGACGTTATGCAAATATTAAAATAGAAAACACAGGGGCCGGTGAATCGTGGAGATTCGGTACGTTTCAAGTGGACCTACAACCAGATGGAAGGAGAGGCTAATGGCAAAGATAGTAGTAAGATTACCAGAACCTAAAAAAGAATACAGTGAAGATAACCAAAGACAAATAAACAGAGCGTTATCTATTTTGATAGAACAATTAAACTCAACATATTTAACACAACAAAAAGAAGACCAAGAACGATTTACTTGGTTAGGATTAGGTTAATGGCAAATATATATAAAAACGAAAAAACAAGTTTAACAACTACAGATTTAACAACACTATATACAGTGCCATCAAACTCTAGAGCTATTGTAAAGTCTTTACTAATAGCAGAAGACGCGGCAGGTTCAGCTGTAGTTAAAGTTACTTTAGTTGATGCTAGTTCTAATATATTTGTAGTGGATAATCAGGTTAGTTTGTCTGCTAATGAAAAAGAACAAGTATTAACAGAACCATTAATTATGAAAGAAAGCGAAGCATTAAAAGTGCAGGCAAGTAGTGGTGCAACAGATGTTATTGCATCTATATTAGAAATAAATAGGGAGGACAGATAATGCCATTTGTAGAGCAAGAAGAAGGATACTCAGAGCAAAAAATAGATGGAAAAACAGTCAAAGTTTATAAGCCAAGAGTAGAGGTAACTATAAAACACCTTAAAACAGGCAGAGAATATCTTTCTGATAAAGAGGCAGAAGAAGATGTAAATAGCCCAGTAACTGATACTACACAAGACGATATATCTAGAAGTGTCAATATTGTAGTAGGACCAGGTGCTTTGGGTGGTAAAACTAATATATAGGATCGTTGACGATTGAACAAAAAACAAGTAAATTAGAAGATTATGGGTATATTATCAGAATTAAACGAAAAGCGTAAAGAAGCACAAAAAAAACTTAAAGACGAGTTTTTAGGTTTTACTAGTAGTGTCAGTAGAAAATTTATACCTAAAGAATTAAGACCAGCTTTACCATTTTTATCCGCAGCAGTGCCTTTTATGGTACCAGCTACTGGTATTTTTGCAGGGCCACTTGGTCGAGCTCTTTTATCATCAGGATCAAATCTATTAGCTCAAGGATTATCAGATCCAGAGGCAGAAGATTTAAATTTATTATCAGCTGCAATAGCTGGTGCAACTGGAGCATTAAGTTCACCAGAAGTAGCTGGTAGTATGAGAAAGGGTATTGAAGTTCCTACAACAACCGCTAGAGAAGCAGGAATAATGGCTTTACCTGGTGGTGCACCTCCAACAGGTCCAGTTGGAGAATTAGGATTTTTACAAGGTGCAGAAAATATTGGTAGAGAAGGTATAGCAACTTTATCTGACGTCGTTACAGGAACTGGAGAAACATTTAGAAAATTTGGTAGAGACCCAGGAGCTTTATTTGAAGCAGGTAAAAAAGGTGCAAGATTCCCAGGATTAAAAGAATTAGGTAAAGCTGTTGCACTTCCAGCAGCACAAGGTACAGGAGATCTAGCATTTACAGAAGCAACTAAAGCATTGAGAGAGTTTAATGCAACAGAAGCAGCAGAACTAGCACAGGCAGGAGCAGACGAGGCAGCAATTGCAGAGGCTAGAAGAAATGCAATTAGATTTGCTATGGAAGTATCTGGTTTTGAAGAAGATGATATAATAGAGACATTTGATGAATTAGGATTAAAAGAAGGTGGTATTGTATCTTTAGCAGAAGGTGGTATGTTAGACTTTGGTGGCAAAGAGATGGATTTAAGAAAAGGTGGTTTTGTGCCGATAGGCAAAAAAGAGAAAGCAGATGACGTGCCAGCACGATTATCTAAAAACGAATTTGTAATGACTGCTGATGCAGTTAGAGCAGCAGGTGGTGGTAGTGTCAACAAAGGCGCACAGCGTATGTATGATTTAATGAACAACCTAGAGGCTAGAGCATAATGGCAGTAGAACAAACACAAGTATTACCGGCACCGGTACTGGAAGGCGCGCTTACAGCCTTTACTAAAAAATTAACACCACTTATTGGTCAACAAATAGATACAACAAAATTTGATCCACAAGTTGCAGCACAGACACAACTACAAAAAGATGCATCGGCTGCAGCAGCAGGATTAGGATCTTTAGTTGGACCACAAGCGTTTCAACCTTTTATGTCACCTTATCAACAAGAGGTGATTGATACTACACTTGCAGAGTTTGATAGACAACAAGCGATACAACAAACAGGATTAAGAGATGCAGCTATAAGTGCTGGAGCTTTTGGTGGAGCAAGACAAGGTATACAGGCAACAGAAGCAGCGAACCAAGCAGCATTAGGTAGAGCAGGATTACAAGCACAATTATTACAACAAGGATTTCAACAAGCACAAGCAGCGGCAGCAAATGATCTAGCAGCAAGACAAGGTCTTGCACAATTCCAACAACAAATGGGTCAGGCTGATCAAGGATTTGCACAGGCACAATTAGATGCACAACAGATCGCTGCAAGAGAAGCACAGTTTGAACCGTTCACAAGATTAGGGCTAGTAGGACAACAACTAGCACAGATACAACCGGGAGCATTACCTGTAACAACAGTCGGTTATCAACAAAGTGGTGCACCAGCAAGTCCATTATCTAGCTTCCTAGGAGGAGCTGCTGGAGCAGGCGGTGTACTAGGTAAGTTAGGAATATTTGGATAATGAATACATTTAGAAGACCAATGTTTAGAGGCGGACCCGTCGATAGTCGCGGAACGGGGATTACATCTGGGTTATCTTATAATAAAGGTGGCAGAGTTGGTTATGAACCAGGAGGACAGGTTACTACTGGTGGTAGTTTAATGGATAGGATTAGATCGGCTAATAGTTTATTTTTTAATGATCCTGCTAGATTTGCTCCTGGATTTGATAGAACACAACCTAAAACTTTTTTAGGCATGAACATTCCAGGCACAGGATCAGCACTCAATCCCGTACCATTTGAAACAAGAAATTTTGCAGAAGATATGATGTTTGTAACAGGTCCTGGTAAATTTTTAAAAGCAGGTGGTGGTGGACTTCAACTTTTTAAAGAAATGGGAAGAAGAAATATAGCACAGGGTAAAGACCTTGTGCCATTTAAAGAAGCACCTTTTTTAAGTAATCAATATTTTAGAAACATACTTCAACCTTATACATCTGGAATGAAAGAAACTTTAAAAGGTTCTGGTCAAAGTATTAAAGATTTTGGAATTATAGGAGCATTAGGACTTGGAGGAGGTACTTATGGTCTTGGAAAAATGTATGAAGGTTTTAAAGAAAGACAAAAAACTGAAAATCCATTAGAAGATGAACCAGAAAAAAAAGAATTAAGTGCTGCTGAAATAGAAAACTTAGAGTTAAAAAAATTATTAGAAGAATTAACTAAAACAAAAACAGCTAAAGAGACTGACATGGAAGAAAGTGTTGAGATAGATAAAGAAAAATTTGCTAAAGTATTAGGTAAAGATAAAGCTAGAGGTCAAGATATAGCTGATATGTTGTTAAGTTTTTCAAGCAAAGCATTAGCACCAGAAGCTACAGTTAAATCTGCATTTGCAGAATTTGCAGCTGATGAAGTTAAAAGACCAAGCAGAGCTAGAAAAATAGAAGATAGTGCTGCGGCTCTTGCAATTAATAAATACATTAAAGGTGAGATATCTAAACAAGAGGCAGAGGCATTTTTAAATAGAGCAAAAGTACAATCTGATTTAATAAAAGAAAGAGGAGAAAAAAGTATTGGTGAATATTATGCTGCTTCTCAATCCCCTACGTTTGCAGGCAGAGTAAAAGACGCCGCAATTGCTTATTTTCCAACACCTCCTAAATTTGAAGTTGTTGAGTCTAAAGATATGAAATCTGTAGAAGAAGGCGGTAAGTTTAAATTTAGTGCAGAGGATATAGGAGTCATCTTTATAGAGACAGACACAAGAGAATCATACACATTTGATAGAGGCGGCAACAGAGTTACAGTCATAAACGGATAGGAGAAACATGCCTATTATTAAAACTCCAGAAGATCAAAGACAAGATACAGGATTAACTAAATCTATACTAGCAGGTGTAGGTTCTGGTGTATTTAAAATATTTGAAGGAGCTGCAACACTTGGTGCAACTCTTTTAGATTTAGGTATAGATAAAAACAGAGCAGAAGCAGTAGAGGCATACTTTGATGAGATTAATCCTTTTGATGAGGCAGCCGAAGCGACAGCCGCTGGTAGAATTACAGAACTAATTATCAATATAGGTATACCTGGTGGTCTTGCATTTAAAATTGGATCAGGTCTAACAAAAGCAACATTACAGGCAAAGAAAGCTGGTAAATATCTAAGCAGAAACGAGAAGTTAAAAAGATTTGGTAAAGGTGCTGTAGCTGGTGGTGTGGCTGAAGGTGTTTTTGTTGGCGATGTAGAAGAGGCTGGAACATTTGGTGACTTTCTTGGTGGACCAACAGAAATAGAAAGAGACACAAGCGATCCAGGAACAGAACTATTAAACAGATTAAAATTTGGTGTAGAAGGCACATTATTTACAGGTGGTATTGGAGCTGTTGGTAAGGGTATATCTAAGTTAAGAAACTCTGGTGGCACAGGTAAAGCCATCATAGACCCTATGGAAAAGTGGATAGACAAATGGATATCTAAACCACTAAGAGCTAGAGGACCATTGGTGCAAGAAGGATTTGAAGCACAAAAAAGATACGAAGGTCTATTGGCTAAAGATACAAACAAAGCTGAAAATGCTATGATAGCCATAGATAAGATAACAAATAGAATTCTTAAAAATTTTAAAAATGCTGGTAACAAAGTTGATATAGAGAAAAGAAAAGAATTATTAAAAAAATTAAATGATATATTAACAGACAATAATAATCTAAGGCCTGACATAGATCCAACAACCGGTGCGGTTACACTAAGAGATATAGATCCTACAAAAGCTACACAGTTTTCTCAAGAATTAATATCCACATACAAAGCTGATCCAAAAGACGTAGCAGCTTTACTAGAAAATTTTAAAGATATGCGAGGAACGTGGTCAGAATTATTTACCATGATGGGTGGTAGATTAACTGATGATGCTCTTAAAGATTTTCAAAAGGTAATACCAGAAGCGATTAACAACGCATTAGATAGAGGATACGAAGTATTTAAAAACAATCCCATGTCTGTAGCAGATAATTACAAACCAAGTAAAAAAGTTATTAATGAAGCCATACAAAATTTTAAAGATGAGGCTGCTGAAAAAGGAATTACTCTCACGGATGATGTAGCTAAATCTATGGTAAACGAGGTGTGGACAAATGCTAAATTAC